TTAACACGAATACACGCTGGTCGAAGTCTGGCATGTGCCCGGCCAATTAATCTGTGTACCGGAGGCCGATCGACAACCGATCTGAAGTTGCATGTAACCGTTGTAGTAATAGGTACTGGTAAACGAACTCGGCGGTCCAACTAATCGCCCCTTATAGTCCACACAACCGGCTCCATACCACGGATACGACCGTGGATAGCACGAGCCAACTTCAATCAATCGCCAAAACGAACATGGCGTCGCTATGCCATCACCCTGGTACGGTGTCAGATCCCACGTCGGGTTACTACTATTGGTCGTATGCGAGGCTAAGATATACGGCGTACAGCATTCGGAGCATCTTCCACTCGTGGTGTATACTTGCGCCTTGCCGTTGCTCCGCAAGCTGCGCTTGCCTACTCGAAAGAGCCTAGCCTTACCTGTCGTAGCCATCGCATCACTCCGTTAACTCGTGCAAGCTTCCTGTTCGACCATCTCATTGATCCAACCAAGCACCAATTCTCCATCCGTGTTGTAATGTGCATAGCCAAATGTCGCGGCGATCATCCAACCTGCCGATGGCCGTTGCCATTTGTGGGGTGATGCGGTCGGGTCGACGGCTGATTCGAGGGTTTCTTCGGTAATAGGATCGATGACATCATATGTCCAACTTGCCGGTGCAGTATTCGTACCTTGCGAGCCACCGGTCTGTGTGAGGTTCACTGGGAATATGGACTGGGAATAGTTTCCTAATCGCACGACGGCCCATTTCAAGCCTGTACCACTTTCCTTCCAGAGGATTCTAGCAGAGCCGGTGGAACTACTCTTCAGACGACCAATGATGCCAACATTCGCATAAGCGCAAGTATGTTCCTCCTTGTGTACATAGACCCTACATACACAAGTACCGGTCGCCCATGCACGCCCGATACAGCCGTCTTTGACGGGTTCGGCCAAGATCACGAACTTATCCGCGTGATCCTCCGTTGGTGCAACACATGAAAGCGCGGGACGATTTTGGAATTCTGAAAGGTTATCCGTAGGGCTGATAACGATGCCGTCAATGCCGAGTATGTTGAATCGGTCACGATCAGCACCGCTGGCATTCTTGATAAGTACCAGATCGCCAATCGAGTCCGGTACACCCGTGCGAGACTGTCCGAGCTGTCGCTCCTGAAAATCTCTTGCCGCATCGATAAATGCATTGAACGTCTGGGCCGGGATGACCAAAGGCGAGCCGGATTGGACTTTCTTGAGGTCGCCCATCGCTTAAACTCCGATCCCCAGCAAACTGAAATCAACGTACTCGTAGACTTGCTCGACATAAGCGGCCAATGGCTGCTTGACGAGTGCCTTGGCGGTTGTATCTTCCTTGTCGGCGTAACGAATCCAAAGATACTCCCAACCCTTTTTGCTGATACCGGTAATGGTGCCGACGGTAATCCCCGTTCTGTTCGGGGAGCCGGCAAATCGATACGTAATCTCCCACGCATCGAATCCGCGTTTGGTGCCAGACGCCCCAAGGAAAAGCGCTTCGCCGACCGCAAAACCCTTCCATGCGTAACCATTCACTTTGCCGGTCAGGTTAAAGAGCGTCATCTTGTAGGACGGCGTGATGAGTGAATCCTCAAACGTATATGTCTCGCTGAATGTATACACCGGAACGGTGATATCGACGCCCTCGACGTTATTATCCGTAACACCAATCGCACCACCGAATGCAGGAGGCGTGCCCGATGCGCTAAAAGAACCAATCGTGGCCAGCGATTGGGTTATATGTTGCGAGCCGCCGCCGGTATCGAACGAAAACGAAAAATCATCGGTTGTGACCAGACCGCCGCTCACACCAGAACGAACGACACCTTCCCAGATATCATTTCCAACAGGTTCGACCGAGATACTTTGACGTGGAAGCAGTGCAGAGCCGTCGTCGTACAGGTTGTAAAAGATAGGCGTAGCATCTTCGAGTGCGACACGGGCCTCGATATCGGAGGTCGTGCCCCGAATCACAAACCGCAGTTCCGCCGTCGCATTCTCTCCGCTGGTTACGTTGCGGCTATCGAATTTTTCCTCAACAGTAATCGACACGGTATATCCTCGTCATGTAAACGTCAGACCACCCGTAACGGCCGCCTCGGCCAATCGCTTGGTATGCTTGGCTGTTTGCTCGGCCGCTTTGGCGGTACGTTCGTCGGCGTCCGAACTGGCGCCCAGACTTTTGACGGCGACCGGATTGAACGTGCCGGTGACGGTGATTTTTTTGGCGATCATGTCGCCAAGACCATCGAGACGATCAGCAAGGTCATTCAAAAAGTTTCGCGGGCCGCCAGGTGTGCTCTCGTCCGCCTCGGCTTGCTCGCGTTTACTTTGCGCTTCGGTCAGGGCATCTGCCAACTGCCGGCGAGCCTCTTCGAGTTGCTGGCGCGTTTGTTGGAGCTGTTGGTCGGTGGCCTTATCGAGATCGGCCAGCGCCTCGTCTTCCGATTCGATAATGTCACGCAACCGCGACTCGTGACGCTGCTGTTCCGCCTCCTTGTTCTGCTGGCGTTCACGTTGGAGTTGACCGAGCTTGGCGTTTTTTTCCTGCTCGATTCGCTGCTCAGCCGCGACCAATGCCTGGTCGGCCGCAAGGTTGGCCGCATCCACATCGAAAGTATCGTCGAACAGGCCTTGGATATGATTCAAGCTCTTGTCGGCGACGTTCTTGATCGTCGACCAGCTCAGTTCCATGAAACTCGTGAACCCCTTCCAGGTCCGCGAGATAAACGCCGTCGTTTCGATCCAACCGGTTTTAAGGCTATGCCAGACGAACTCTGCGCCGCTAAGCAAACCCGTCCACATTTGCTGTGCCTGGATGAGCATAAAACGTTTGACCTGAAGCCAGGTCCGGTTGAGCGCGGCCACTCCCTCCTGCCAGGCTTGCTTGAGTCCGAGCCATAGGATGCGAGCGGCCATCGCTACGTCGCCGGCAGCCAAGGCGTCGGCCATACCGGTGACGACATTGGTGACGAACCCGGTGAGTCGTCCGAATTGTTCGCGCAACCATTCGAGCGCTTTACCGGATGCGCCACTGCTCACGATGATGATGGCAGCCATCGCGCTGATCGCTGCAATGAGCGCTCCGACCGGTGAGATCATTGTCTTGATCGCCAAGGCCGCCATAGCGAGTGCTACCTTTACACCACCCATGATTTTAAGGAGGCCGCCGATGGCGAAGGCTGCGACCTGGGTTGCGACACCGAGTATGAACAACCCTGCACCCAAAGCGCCAACACCCAGCACAGCTGCAGCGACAAGTACAATGAGCGCCCGATTCGCTTGCACCCATTTGGAGATCGCTGTCACGACTCGTGATGCGACGTGAGCCACCACGCGCAACGGTGCAACCAATGCCTCGCCAACAGCAATCCCCAAACCCTCCAAGGTGCTTTTGAGAATGGTGACGGTTCCCTGTAGTGTATTGAGCTGAACGTCTGCGATTTTACTCGCGACGCCGCCGGATTCGCGCAGGGCTTCGGTAAACGCTCGAAGCTTCGGCGCGCCCTGTGAGAGCAACTCGGCTATACCTGCAGCCTGGCGAGCACGAAAGATATTGCCGAGGATCTCCAGCCGTTTGCCCGAACCCATGCCGGCCATCGCTTTACTGAGGTCACCAATGATGTCCGCCAACGACCGGACATTACCTTGGGTATCGAGAACTTGTACACCAAGCTTATCGAGCATCTGCTTGGCCTCGTTGCTCGGGCTGGTCAGCGATAACAACGCGCCACGCAAGGTCGTGCCGGCCATATCGCCCTGGATGCCGGCGTTGGAGAGCAACTGGATGGCCGCCACGATCTCCTCGAACTCGATACCTGCGCTCTTGGCGATCGGGCCGATGTATTTCATCGCATCGCCGAGCATCTGCAGGTCCGTGTTGGCAGTCGTCATCGCCTTGGTCAGTACGTCGACTGCGTTGCCGAGATTGTCGGCCTCGATTCCCATGCCGGCCATGATCTTGGCGGCGATGTCGGCGGCTTGGGCGATCTCAAGTTGGCCTGCTGCTGCAAGGTTCAAAGTCGGACCAATCGCTTTGAGGATCTGGTCAACCTCGAAGCCAGCCAATGCGAAAAAGCTCATCGCCTCTGCCGCTTGGCTCGCGGAGAATACTGTCGTTTCCCCGAGTTGCTTGGCTTTGCCTGCGAGCCGGTCGAAGTCTTTACCCGTAGCGCCGGTCAGCGCCCGGACGCGGGCCATCTGCTGTTCGAAGCTTGCGAATACGATCGTCCCGATCGCCAGTGGCGTAGCGACGGATGCACTGACCTTGATGAGGTCCGCGCCGACATTGCGGACCCCTGCCCCAAAAGCCTGGAGCCTTTGCTGGGCGCGCTTCAACCCGGCAGTGAGCTTGTCGCTCACGCCGAGCTCTACATACGCGCGTCCTGCTCGGATTCCTTGAGTACTGGCCATTGCTTACCCCGGTCGGATGCTGTTTCGCCACAGATCTGGAAACTTTGGCAGTTCTTTTTCCATCGCCGGCCCCATGAACGGACGTTTTTGAATACGAGCCCTGCGCTTTGTTTTCTTGCCACGCCTGCGACTCTCGACCGTTGTCGTGCCGCCGAACTCCAACGTGTGTGGTGCGTCGGTCGAGTTGGTCAGTTTCGCCGGGCCGACGACGACCGATTCGCTCTGTTTGTCGTAGCCGAAAAAGATGAACCGTTTGAGCAGCCCCACATGCGAATGCGGCGGATTGCCCGGCGGTGAGGCCTTTTTGCGTTTTCGGATACTTGTTCGTGCGGTCTGACGGATGAATGCACCGGCCTTGGATAAAACACCACGCTTGGCCTTGTCGGCAGCGCGCTGCACCTTGGGCCGATCGAAGAACATCTTTTTGATATTCAAATCAATCATGAGAGGCTTCAGACTGTAGACTGCAGACTGGAGGCGCAGAATGTGCAAATGCATGTCCTACAGCCTCCAGCCTACCGTCTCCAGCCTATCTCCCGTTATCCTCGTGCGCGATGCCCAGGATTAGGGCCACGCCCGAGGCAATCACCGCAGTGACTACGCTTTCACTGACATCGAGGCCGGCATGGACGAGCCATGCGGCTACGACCGTCGCGATGGCCACCTGCACCTTTCGGCTGCGAAGCGGCCATAGCCACCAACGCCAACCGGTTATCGTTTGCGTACTCATCATTTACCCTTTCGTGGTGTCGCTTCGATCGCCTGCTTGACGCTTTTATGCGTCAGCGGCTTATCGAGGATGACGAAATTGGCCCGGTCCATATTGACGACGCCAGCCCCTTTACCCCGGAGCAGCTCGAGCAGCCGGGCGATCTGCTCGAGCGTGCCCACGATCGTGGCGCCGTCAGCGTTGATTACGCGTGCCATTGGTTATTCCTGCCCATCGGTCGTCGCGGCTGGCTGTGTAGTCGGATTGAAGACGACACACAGTAACTCGGCGATTTGCGTCCATGCCCCGTTATCACCTTGCATCGCACGAAGCAAAGCGGTTCGCAGTTCCGCTTGTTGATCGGCACTGAGCGTGACAGTACCGCTGCCGGTCGCACCGGCGGCAGAGCCACTGGCCACACCGCCAGGTAGTGCGATCGCAGGCGCGACCTGGACCGAGCCTTCAGGTTTCTGTTCGGGCGATTGCGTGATCGTTGCCCCGGGTTGAGCGCTCATCGGGCCAACGGCGCCCGTGCTCTGTGGGCCTGTACTCGATCCGCCGGTGTGGATATTGAACGTCAGACCCGCGATGACGTACCCAGCTTTGGGATCACGGACCTCGTTACCCGCTTCACTGCTCGTGGCCGAAGTCACGGACGGCAGCTCACCGGTTTGCTCGTCGAGTTTCAAAATAAGACCGGGATCATCAGTAGGGACGCCATTCTCGCCCGGTGCATTGATCACCCAGACTTTCACGTCGCTCTTCGAGCCTTGAGCGGCCTGGTCACTGATCGGCGTCTGGAACTGCTGGCTCGGTTGCTCGACCGGAGCGGCTGTATTCTGAGCGCAGCCACCGCATCCGAAGATGCAACCTGCCATACAAACACTGCACAACACGGACAACAGAAACAAATTACCCTTCCACATCATGGCGAACCTCCTTTGAAAAAGTCTGTAGACTGTAGTCCGTAGTCTGTAGCGTAGAATGGATATTGTTGGTGCGTTTGTCGCGCCTACGGTCTCCAGACTACAGACTGCGGTCTATTCCTTCCGGCACCTTGCCGTCTATAAACACGTCCTTTAGAACCCCTATACCGACATTGGGTGGATTTTTTGTTTGGTTTGATGGGTCGAAATCACTCGGTCGATAGATTCGTGTTTTTTTCGGATCGCGATGGCAGTTGGCCTGCAGTGCCATGAGTGACGAGGTCCGCGACCATGCGTCCTTCATGCGAGCTTCCGCCATCGCCAGCAGCTCGCGCAACGTCAGGTGTTCGGGCTCGATTCCGACGATGCCGGCACATCGCCAGATGAGTTCGTGGCAGTCGCCAGCGCCTGCTCGACCACTTTGTCGAGTTCGCCGCTTTCGATCCGAGCTTCGATCACGTCCCTGGCCTTGTCGATCGCCTTCCACGTCGTCTGGAGAACACGTTGGAGGTTCGCCCGATCCCTCGGGCTCGGGGAAAAACTTACGAGTTCCTCCAGTAATGCTTTCGTGGCATGTTCGATCGCATCGCCGGCCATCGCCTTACCGAAATCCTCGTCACTGATTTGTTTTTCATCCGCCTCAGGCTTGCATACTGCATAGACCACATCGCAAAGCAGAATCGGATCGCGGATCAACCGCTCGATGAGCTTGCCCTCGACGACCTCTAATAGGTCCACGTCGAGTAAGCCGCGTACGCGCTTGATCGTGCCAACGTTGATCGCGATCGTCCAAGTCCGCCCTGCGTTATCGTTAAACGTTTTCATGATCAAGACACGCTTTCGTATAGGATGCCAACGTAAAAGGTCGCCTCTGACGTGGACCCGTTCGACAAGCGGATCAATGTGATATCGTCACCTGCAAACGGGTTCGTCACACCGGTCCCGGCTACCCACGACCAGGTCGTATTCACTTCCTTATGTTTTTGGGCCAACTCGGATGCCGAAGCCGATCGAAAATCGGCAATCGCCCGCTGGGTCGATTTCGTGGCAATCATTTCGACAAGGTCACCGTCAAATAACGTGGTGACCTCGGTTTGTTTGCTGACGACGACAGCCGTATCGACCGCAGGTAACGTATCACCTTCACCGGCCGGCGTTTCATCGAAGTCGATGTCGTTAGCGTTGGCGGTATCGATCGTGAGTCCACGACGGCACTTATGACTGCCGTCCGACGGATCGGACCAATGAACATCGATCACATCGCCGGCCTGAAGACCATGGCCTGTGACGAGGCCGTCAAC